GTTTAACTTCAGGAATATCATTCCAGATAGTTACAAGCATGATCTAACCTTTGGCGTGATGGATGACTACGATGGACTGATCTATGAATACACGGATCCGACCGACGATAGTCGTATCAATATCTATTTGCCAGACAAAGGAGCAAAGAACCCGAAAGAAGTGAAATCCGTTGGGGTACGAAACAAGTGGCAAGCTCATTTTAATGCGTACCGGATCTGGAACAAGCTTCGGTTTCAACGTAAATCCATCACCTTTGATGCGGCGCCTGAGTCTGAATTGCTTGTGCTACGTGACCGTATTGCTGTAGCAGATTATCGCAATGGTATTCATCAAAGCGGGGAAGTGGTACAGCAAGAGGGTTTAATCCTCACCTTAAGCCATGATGTAGATTTCATTGCAGGCAAGAGTTATGTGATCTATCTGCAAATGGGGGATGGCACAGTGGACCTTATTCCTGTTACCGCTGGATCTGCCAAGAACAAGGTGGTTTTAGGCCGTTTACCGAACGGGGCCTTAAAGCTTAGTCCTGATGATTTTGTGAATACTATCTATACGGTGGTTAATGACGATACCAAAGGCTCACTGCCTTATCTGGTTGCAAAAAGAGAACCAGCTGACCAGTTCTCTAATACCATTACTGCAATTAATTACGATGAACGTTATTACCTCAATGACAAGGACTTTATTGATGTGCCAGTAGATGATTCACCAATCTACATTCGATATGACCAGCTTGATATTAATCTTGCACGTTTGTATCAGATGCAAAGAGGTGATTTACCAACGACTGGCGAAATCAGTTTTGTAGTTGAAGCAGGTGCACTGGTTTCAAGTTCAAGTTCTTATCGACCGGAAACCAGATTTGTCTATAAATTCGACTATAAGTCTAGTCCTGCAAAACGAGAGTATATCGTTCCTGCTGCAACTGAATTACCAGCGATAGATACAGGGGAGTTCCCACCTGATCTGGTGGTGAATCTAACGATTAAAGGTGCTGTTGTTGGACGTGGTGGAGATGGCGGTTTGCCTCATTTGGCCTTTGGCGCTTGGGAAACGGATCCGGATTACAACTTTACCAAAACCCGCCGTGATGGATTTCAAGGTGCACCAGGTTTATTAAACCGACACAGCAAACTAAACCTGATTATCGATGGAGGGACGTTAGCTCGAGGCGGTTCAGGTGGTGGAGCAACACCAAGTGGTATTTATACAGGATTATCGTATGGGGTTCAGGGTATTCCGGGAGGAGCTGGTGCACCTTTTGGTCGGGTAATGACAGGACAGCCTATTACTAGCGACTCACAAGATTGGCGTTGGTACTTAAATGGTGACTTTATGGTTGTCAAAGTAACCGATGCTGAAGCTGCAGTGCCCGGTAAAGGTTACCGAACCCAAAATGACCGTTATGGGTCTCCATTATCAGGTGATGGCGGAAATTGGGGCCAGCGCGGCACCAAATCTACCAATGATGGAACATGGAATTGGCAATACCATGGCACAACTGAAGGTCAGCCGGGGCCAGGGGGACCTGCAATTGTTGGGGTGGCACCACTTACAACTCAATTGATCAATGGAGGGAAAATCTTACAAACCCTTTAAACCTTAAAATAACTTTGAGCACCCAATTCGGGTGCTTTTTTATTGCCTAAACGAAAGGGGGAAGGCATGACTGAAAATGAATCATATGGGTTGAGATTTGAAAAGAAAATCGACTCCATTCAGAGTGATATTCGCATGTTGTCAGATCATGTTACTCGACTGACTTTTATTAATGAAGCACACAAAGAGACTAGCGAACAGAACAAAAAGGATATCGATACATTGGATATCAAAGTCGCCAATTTAGAAAACCGCACAGCAGCGCAAGATGGTGGAATTTCTGTGCTGCGTGTATTGCTAGGAATATTTGCAGGAATCGTATTTTCGCTGTGCGCTTGGGTTGGATCTTCAATTATTCAATTAAGCCAAGATCAATCTTTAATTAAAGAAAAAGTATCACGGTTAGAGGAAGCAGGACGATGAATAGTGAAAATACAAGAGCTTATCTAGCTTTCGCATTAGTGGGACTGATGTTTGTTTTAGTGATTGCTTTATTTTTTGTGGATATGCCGCGAGAAAACAGCAATCTGATTAATACGGCATTGGGTTTTATTGCTGGGGCTATGACAACAGCATGTGGGTTTTATTTTGGTAGCTCTGAGTTAGAGAAAAAGAAAGGTGAATCCAATGACAACTAAACCATTCTTCGATGCTGCCCGAGTAATTGCAGGCGGCAAGCTTACACAGGCGCAAGTAGACGATCTAAATAAAGTGGTCGAAAAACTTGCACCAGGTGGAAAAACTACAAGTGATGATGGTATAGATTTAATAACTAGTTTTGAAGGCACGCGATTCAATGCTTACGATGATGGTGTAGGGGTTTGGACCATTGGTACTGGCACCACAGTTTATCCAAATGGCGTGAAGGTCAAGAAGGGCGATACTTGCACAGCAGAACAAGCTAAGACTTACTTTAAACATGACTTGGCTAAATTCGAAAAGACAGTTAATGAATCTGTGACAGCGCCTTTAACTCAAAATCAATTTGATGCTTTGGTATCGCTGACTTACAACATTGGCTCAGGTGCTTTTAATAATTCAACCTTATTAAAAAAACTGAATAAAGGTGACTATCAAGGCGCTGCTGATCAATTCCTTGTCTGGAATAAGGCAGGCGGTAAAGTCATGAAAGGTCTAGTTCGTCGCCGAGAAGCAGAGCGAGCACTCTTTTTAAAGAAGTAACTTATATGTGTAAGCGTACTAAAGTTGCAACAATCATCACATTGCTGTGCCTCCTCTTCTCAGGTTGCACAGCTCACACAATTAACACGTCTGTAAATGTTGGTATTTGTGTAAAAGCCCTTTGAGTAGGGCTTTAAGTAAAAGATATAAGTTTTAAGATACCTACTTATCTTCGCCAAAATTTTGATGAAGGACCTTTATCCTTTTCCCATTTTTCTGCCAATCGCTGAGTCTCTGCATAGATAGCTTTTCTATTCTCTTTACGTCTTAACTCCATTACATAGGGCTCTAATGTTTTCCAATCTCTAACAAGGATCCCTTTCTTCATTCTTTTATAAATTTCTTCATCCAATGCCTTCTCAAAGATTCCAGACGCAATGAATTCATAGTGATTCAGAATTGTCATAATGACGTCATTCTCTTCTGGATTATCTGCAAGTTCCTCACAAGCAAGTTTGGTAAAGTTCATCCCTTGTTTCTTATATTTCCCAAACTTTTCTTTAATATCGCGGAAGTACATATCCTGAGTTTCTGACAGAACTAAGTCTACAGTTGCACGTTTCTTTGCTTGAGCTTCATTTCTCCTAAGAGTATATATAGCAATAAGCGCACTAATAAAAAATACTAAAGTTTGAATCCAAAATGCAATGTTGCCGCCCCAGAATGTTGGGTCTTGTACTTGTGCCATGTTTTACTTAAGAAATTAAAATAAAACCAAGTATATATAAAAACAAAAAACCACTCTATATTAGAGTGGTTTTTGTGGTTAAGGATTCTAGAAATCCCAACCTTCATTCATTGCTGGATAGGTTGGTAATATAATATTTGTAGTTTTTTTCATAGGTACTCCTATAGTTTCCTTGTGGATAACTGTATGGATTTCTATTATAACTAGTGTGGAACACAGGGCAATGGGTTTTATAACAATATTTTTCATTAGATTTGTGTTGTTTTTAAAAATGTCAAGTTATTTATGGTAATAAAATGCAAGTCATGATCATGGTTTCGGAAGCGGGCAGGATGGAGAATACTTGCAATCTACCCGCTGATTTAGATAAGAACGGGAATGTTCTTAAAATCTATGACTACTCATTAAAAGAATTGCCGATTAATTTAGATGGCACCGTGACTTACAATGGTAAAAGATGGACCTTTGATAAGAAGCAAAATTAGGTCAAAAACCTGTGGATAAAAAGCGCATTACGCCAAATCTACGCCAAAATATAGTTAAGTAGTTGATTTAATATAATGAATTGGTGCGCTCGGCGGGGATCGAACCCACGACCCCAGGCTTCGGAAACCTGTACTCTATCCAACTGAGCTACGAGCGCGTGTGTGGGGCACATCATAGGAAAAAAACACTTGCAGGTAAAGCACGAAATACGTACCAAGTGAATTTAATGCTTAATTAAACAGCAGCTTGTTATGTTTTAGTTCTTTTGCTGAATGAGCTGAATTGAATAATTAATAGAGTGAAGCGTATGTGCCAGCTCATGAGGGGGAATCCTTGACTCTTGCAAACTGGTAATCCATTGCATTTGGCACATTTTTAGTTCTTGAAGATTTTTAATTTGTTCTATTTTTTGAATAAGTGGTTTGGCCATAAGCCCACAGTATTGGCTTAAGCTTTGTTTCATTAATAGTTGTATTTCTTCAAAAGTAAGTTGTTGAACAGGAATTGGTGGCTGAGTATTTTCAATATTTGAAGAATGGCATGATGGTTCTAGAGAAACTTTAATTTCTCCAGTCAAATCGGCACTTTCATTTTCATCTATGGTGCTTTTTTGTTGCGCTTTTACTTCTAAACTCGTGGTAGGTGATACTGAGAGAGCTATTTGTTCAGTAAATTCTGAATCGTTTTCACTAATAGGGGCAATAAGCTTTAAGTCAATAAGTTGTTGAATGAGTTCTGGTGGAGCAATGCGTTTTTTAAACTCGGTATTGAGAGTTTGAAAATCTTCATGATCAATTAATAGAAGTAAACGTCTTTGTTTGGCATTTAAAGCAATATTACGTTGTTGAAGCGCGACTCTTCCCAAATTGGTTCGATAAAAACCAGCCATCATTTTTCCCCAATATAAAAATGAAGCAGCCTGTTTGATTTTTTCTATCAAACAGTACTGTTCTTAATAAAATATAAATGGGGCTAACGATAAAACTCAAAAATGACAATATGATGAAGAATTTATGAATATCATCTATTTAGGCCGTTAAAATGCACTTTCTAATGCTTTACGTAGGTAAACGTCCAGCTCGTCTTGGCGCAATAGCCATTGAATATAGTCTTTAGGGAGTTCAGCAATAGCTGTACCTTTATGCTTGCCAAAGTTAATTGTTGTGGGAATACGTGCTTCTTCAGAAACACGGTACAACTCTTCAATGTCATGAATATTTAAATGATAGACAATATGCATCAAGATATTGGCAGTTAAAATAATATCCGCATCGGCACGGTGCGCGCCTTTGAGTAATTCACGAGCTTTACTGCTGCCTTGAGAAATCATATAGATCAGTGCTGAGATATTATGCGCTTCTGCATCAGGCCAGGTTTTACGTGCTAAAGCTAGCGTACAAATTGGTTTGATATGAGAAACATCTACACCGCAACGCGCAATCGCGGCAATATCATAATCAATATTGTGGCCAATAATATAAGTTGTAGTGTCTGGCAATTTAAAAGTTTTATAGTGGGGCTGATTTTCTAAATCCGATTCTAATATATGGTGTACTGCCATAGCCGCGTAAGAGATAGGGGTCCCAACTTGATAAAGTTGATCAAACAATTTGCTTTTATCTAAGGTGAGCTTGCCTGCATTAATTTCAATTGGGGCATATGCAATTTCAATAGGCAAACCATTTAGTGTATGTGTTTCTGTATCTAAAATAATGGCTTGCATATCCGGCCCTTTAAACAATTACGAGTAACCAAGAATGTTAACAGTTGGCCTCGCACTTTAAAACCTGAAGTGAGGCGGAAAGTGGTGAGAACGACAATTTATATTAAAAATAGAATTTTTCAGGGATTGATTTTGTCGAATAGAACTTGCGGAAAACTCTGTACACGACAAATTTCACAGAACCCTTATCCTATCAGGGTTCTGCCTTCTTAAAATTGCCAAAATTTCCTTAAACTCTTCTTTTTTCCCAAAACCAATTAAACGCTGAATCGCCATTTGAACATAGTCTAAACCATAGCGAAATAAACTCATTGAGAGTCGTCCATGCTTCTTTATTTTTATCGCTTTTTTTTGATCATGTTGCCATTCACCCGTTAAGTAACACCAACAGAAGCTTATAGCTAACACCGCAATCAATTTTTTCACTCGTCTAGGGTCTGTCAAGCGCGTATTTTCAAGATTAAACCCGCGTCCTTTGAGACAACTGAATAAGGTTTCAATTTCCCAGCGTAATGCATAATCCTGAATAGCATTGGCATTAAACTGAGGAGAAACGACGAGTAAAAGCTCTCCATTTTCTAACTGTAGTGCACTTATATATAGTTTCAC